CTTCTACATATGAGTCGCATTTAGGACAGGAGAAATTACTAACCATTGAATACTCTTGATATAGAACAGGTTGAAAATCTTCCTCTATATCTGCATCAGCACCCCAGATTAGTTCAGTATTACAGTGCCAACAGTTCATTTTTTAGGAATAGGAATAGATGGGCCAGATATTTCGGGCATAGCGTTATCTAGTACTTTAGGCATTAGGGTTTGAACATTTCCCATAATTTCATTCATTACTTTTGCTTTAAATTGCTCTGATGTTACATATTTATATGCAAAGTACGTTCCACCACTCATGGAAGCTACCATAAGAAAAGAAACTATGCTAAGAACATTAGCAATTTTTTGAAACATGATTAAATTTGCAATTTTAAAAGCACTATCTTTTTCAAGTGTGCTTGTATTACTGCTTATTGTAGCCCTATCCCCTCTCTACGTCACTATGGGGTTAATGACAAGACAGATGCACGAAAAGGTTAATTAATCAGCAGCTTCGGCTGTATTTCCCTCTGCTACCCAAGCAAGGTATTCTTGGTAGTGTCTGTTAGCTTCATCAAATGGAACACTCCATACTCTTGGGTGATCATCATAAGTAATTAAAATACATTCGGTTTCAGTACCATCTATACTTTTTTTAAGTTTTGCTTTTGTAATCATAATTAAAGCTCCGCATCAAAGTGAATTATTCCATCACTTGTTAATCTTATTTCCGTAGCCTGACCTGCGGTAAGGGGAGAAGTACTAATGGAAGTGCAATCTAGTCTAGTACAATATACATTTGAATTACCACCAAAACCACCAGAAGAGTACCAGGCAGCACCAGTTTTTAAAACTTGTACTTCTAATACATCATCAGTAGAAGTACTTGGCCTTGCTCTTTTTTCTACTTTAAATTGGAAATTACCTATAACTCTAGAGGTTTCATAATTAAATCCATTTGCAACCAAAACTTCATTTCCATCATTGTAAGACGCACCTTTTACGTTTTCATAATACCTTTGACATCTTAATAATTCATCACCGAATGACCTATGCTCAAAATCTGTTGCCACACTACCTACTTCTAATTGAAATCCCGTCATTTCTAAAGTTGCATCATTAGTTGTGTACCAAGTTGAGGTATGATCTGGTGTTTGTGTACCACCAGCATAAGCACCCCAAGCATTAAGGGATACGCCTGAATCTGTATAATCAGTCCCCATAAAAGCCATAATGGTAACTTGTAAACCTTCACCAGTATCATTATTCATAGTGATACTAGAATTACCAGGAATTGTTTTAGTTATTTTTGTCCAAGTGTCTGCACTCAATGACCCTGTTTGAAATGGATATCTTTGCTCAGTACCATCTCTTGTTCTTAAAAAGCCGAAAAAGTTTTGTGCAACACTTGATTTAATCCAAAAAGACAAAGTTATATTACTTGAACTTGATAAATAGTTCCAACCAGAATTAACAATATTTTGTGCTTCTTGTTTTAAAAATACTTGAAGTCTATCAGCAGCACCAGCACCACTTGTTTGATTTCCATTAGTTATTTTAAATGCTTTGCGAAATCCTGATGTATAAGGTGTAGTTCCACTTGCAACATCAGTTTGAGAAATTGTAGGTGCTTCATCTGTTCCAGAAAAATCAACCTCCATTCTGTCAACAAGATAGCCTTCAGTTGTAGCGGATGTGCCTCTTTGTGCAATAAGACACGCTCCATTAATCATCAAATTTTTATTCTGACCAACCTTTCCTTTAAGTTCTGTTCCTAAGTTAGAGGTCTTTACGTTTGTAGAAAGTCTATCTGAGCTTACTGTATTAAGAGCCATGTTTTATACCTCCTTAAGTCTGTTCTAAATAACTTACTGATACATCCAAAGCAGTTGCTGTTCCTGCCCTGACTCTCAGAACATCACTTGACTCCATAATTATTTTTGATCCACTTATTATTTCTAATGATGATCCTGCAGGGACTGGAGCGTTCCTTATTATATAAACATCATCTCCTGAGTTCGTTACTAAATAAACATCAACATCAGCACTTGATGCTGTCTTGTTTGAAACTAAGCAACTTAAAAGAACTAAAGTTGCTGAACCTCCAGCTGTTACGACGTTAGTGTTAGTGCTACTAACAGCGTCTGTAACAACACTTGATTTAGTATCAATTTTAAAGGTGTTTGCCATATTAACTTAAAGCGAGTATGAGAGCGAGTTGGTCAGAAAAATTAGTAGTTCCATTTACAACAATATTCCCAGTTATGTTTACATTACCTGGAATTGTGACCACACCAGATGAATCTATTGTAAGCCTTGCAAATCCACCGGTTACTAATGATATCTGATCTGCACCGGCACTTATTATTCCTGTATTAGGATCTCCAGCGAACTTCAGGGCACAGCTGGATAATGAACCTAAACTAAAACTGGAATTACTTCCATCTTCTAACAGTAAAGGAAAACCACCTACTGTAGTTGCATCATGTATACAGACAGTTTTCTTTTGAGTATCTACAGTTACTTCACCAACTGCTCCTATAAAAGCAGAATGCTCACCTGTTGTTCCTCTTCTAAATTGTACTTGGGTTGCCATAATACTATCCTAAAGCCACTGCTATTGCAGTAGCAAAACTTTCTGTGCTAATTGTTCCATCTGTATTTGGAACAGTCATAGTTCGAGTTGTACTGCCCGAAATTCCTGAACATTCAAATGCAAGCTTTTTAGAAGCATCTGAATTATCTTTCACTCTGAAAACATTATCTGCAAACTCATTAGTTCCACCTGCAGACACCTGATTATCTACATAAGCTGTTGTCGCTACCTTAGTTGAGTTATCACTGGCAGATTGAGTTGTCGCTGTAATACCATTAGCTAATGCTCCAGTTACTGTGTTACTTCCTAAAGCAATAGTTTTATTTGTTAATGTCTGGGCAGCTGCTAATACAACTAAAGTATCACTAGCATCTGGAACAGTTAATGTCCTTGTGGTGCTTCCTGATATTCCTGAGCACTCAAAAGCAAGTTGTTTTGTATTATCTGAATTGTCTCTGATTCTAAAACCGTTATCGTCAGTTACAACAGCACTGGATGTTATAGAAGATAAACCAGTAATCGTCGTAGCACTACCGCCCAGGGCAATGCCAGTAGAACCAACAGTAACAGAACTGTTTGCCAATTGGGAGTTAGGGATAGCATTAGTTGAAAATTCTCCTGTACTTGAGTTATAAGTTAATCCTGATCCAGAAGCAATACTTAGTGTGCTTAATAACGCAACCGTTCCTGTAGCATCAGGAAAAGTAATTGTTCTATCAGCTGTAGGATCAGTAACAGCTAGTAATGTTTCATTTGCATCTACTCCTCCAGTTGCACCTTCAAAAGTAATACCTCTACTAAATCCTCCACTATTATCAGCGTGGAGAACAATATTTCCTGCTCCTCCTTCTGATCCTACTTGTAATTTTGTTATTGCTTGAATATTAGTTAATGAAAGTCCAGTTATCGTGGCTCCTAAAGCAGTTACAGCACTACCGAAAGTTATAGTGCTGTTAGCTAAATTACTGTTAGCAATTGAAGATGCGGTTGATAATATAGTTCCTGTTTCATTCGGTAATGTAAGAGTTTTATCTCCACCTGTTGCATCTGCAGCTGTCAGTATAGTTTCATTTGCATCTGCAGTTGATCCTTCAAATATAATATTTCCACTTCCAATTTCAATAGCATTAGCTGCATCTTCCACCCCTGCTATTAAAGTTGTTGAAGCTAAAGAAGTTAAACCTGCAAAGGTTCCTACAGTTGCACCAAGTCCAACAGCTGTACTTCCTATTGTTAAAGATGAATTAGCTATTGAGGAATTTGGTATGTTGGCAAGACCAAATGCTCCTGACGCTTGATCATATGTTAAGCCTTGAACACTATTACCACTCACTGATCCTCTAATATCAGAAGTTGAGGTTCCTGTATAAGTTATTACTCCAGTTGAATTATTATATGCAAGACTTCCAAACCCTCCGGAATCAGTTACTGATACTGCTCCTCTAGCTCTAGCATTTGTAAAATATAGATTAGTATTTTCTCCAAGGTCGGCTGTAGTATTACCAGCGAAATCTAATTTATCTGTAGGAGTATTAACCTCTTGAAATAAACCACTTACCAGCGTAATAGCCTTACGTGTTGCCATCTTTTAATTACTACTTTTAGTTCCTTATTTAATAAAAAACTTTTATTATTCTTCTATTTTATCTTTAACAATTTTATCCCAATCGAATAGGTCGCTTTATTTGCACAGTTAATTCTGTTGTATTTGGAGCTTCACCTACACGAGTTACAAACTGACCTGAACCAGATGGTGGTGTTTTAGTAAGAAGTCCTGGAGTTGTAGCAGAGACAAAGAATATATCTCCAGCATCTAATGTCTGTGATACAGCTGCCTGACCTACTACTATTGCTCTTACAGTTTCTCCTGCAGTCTTTGTAGTTTCTGCAACACCAAAGACAGTTGCTTCATCTAATGTTCCATCTGCTCGTGCTTTACCTACCTTTCCATCACTGGCTCTTATATAAAGTGCATTACCCTGAGTCACATCTTCAAAACAGGTAAGCTCTACACCAAAAAGTTTGAATCCAGAATCAGCTGGTGCAGTATCTTTGAAATCAAGAAGAGCACCTACGACACCTTCAAAGTTAGAAGCATAAGGTCTATGGTTAGTTTCGCCTGCCATTATACTAAGAGAACTGGAGCTTCTATATGAGTAGCAAGTTTAGTTGTTGTAGCAGCTTCACCTACACGAGTCACTGCCTGACCTGAACCAGATGGTGGTGTAAGTGTGATAGCTCCTGCTGTGGTCGGTGATAGAAAATAAAGATCTCCTGCATCTAAACCTGAAAGATCTATTGTTCCTGCAACTATTACTTTTACAGTTCCATTAGTAGTAGCACTATTGTTAGCAAAACCTACAACAACAGCATTTTCTAAAGTACCATTAGCTGCACTGGCTTTTCCTACCTGACCATCAGCTGTCCGCATAAATAAAGCATCTCCTTCAGTTACATTTTCAAATACAGTTGCGTTAAAACCAATACGATCTGCTGGTGAGAAAGTAGGAAAACCTTCTTTTAAATCTACTATTGCATCAACTAGACCTCGAAAATTATTCTCATAAGGAGCACGAGTTTTGGTAAATCCATTAGCTGTTAATATATCTACCAGAACTTTTACAGCACCTTCTACATTTGGTTCAGCACTAGCCATCTAATTTAAAATCTGTATATATTTATTGTAAGTTGTTAAATCCTTTAGAATATAAGTAAAGAGAAACAAAAGATTTAATGGACCCAGAAGTTATTGCCATTGCTATAACCAGTGGACTAGCAGCTTTCACTGGTGTTATAAAATCTTTGAATGGTTTCAATGAAAAAATTCAGAGAAGATTTAATAAGCTACAGGATGAGATCAATCGTGTTGAAGATGATATGGTTCGTGGCTATGTATTGAAGCAGGATTTCATACGTGAGATGGATGTAGTCCATCAAAAGCTGGATAGAATACTAGAATTAATGATCAAACAGAACTCTAAGTAATCTTAGATAATATTTTTATAGCTTTCTTACGTGTCTTACATTGTTGAGCTTTGAGATTAAGTTTAATTAATCTCCAGTGATCACCTGCCTGCTTTATTTGTCTTTTTTTATTCATACAATGTTCACAATTACATTTTTCTTTTAGTTGATTGCTGTCCATCCACCTATACTTGCTCTATAGATATGTAAAGTGGTTGTTGATTCTATAAAATGCAACTGACCATTTACAGGATTAGAAGGAAAACCTGTATTGGTTGTGGAAGCTACTGCCTTTGCGTACTGCCAGTTAGTCCCATCATGCACTCTAAATAACTCTGTACTTGATGTATCAAGCCAAGATTCACCTTTAGAAAAGCTGGTAAATCCAGTTGGTGCATTATTAGGTTGAGTAGATCCTACATGTATAGGTCCGACTTTAATTAAACCTGTACTGGGAGAAGCAACATTATCTGCAAAGAATAATCCGGGATCTCCTGAATTTATATTCACACAAAGTTCACCTGCACTTATTCTGGTTGGTACTGGTCTGTCATTTAATAAACTTGATCTTCTACTTTGAATCTGTATTGTCATATTTAATTAAGATAAAGTCCTGCATCTACATTTATGGACTGTTCCACACCTGGATTATAAGTTGAGCAATCCATAGAACTTATCCCTGCTCCTGTTATTGGTTCTCCATTTAAATAGTTTCCTCCCTCTACTTCTCCAAATTGAAAGTCAGGAGTGAAGTCTGTAAGTGGTTGATTAACTAATCCGATACGAACATCTTCTATCAATTTAAAATCTAGATTTAAAACTTTCTGCATGGACATTAATGTAGATGCTGCACTATTTAATAGTTTTCCATCACGACTTAACTCTCTACCATCACGTCTGATAGTATCTGTAAGTTTCATAGTTACAAGAGTAGGATCAAACTGTGCTACTTCTTCTGGTGCATTTTTTTGTCCAAATTCAATATCTTTATTTCCTGTCCAGGGTAATCCATAACCTAGAAGTGCCATCCTCTCTGCAGCTTTTCTAGTACGTTCCTGTTCTTTCTCAAAATTTTTATAGAATTTATCTAGAGCATTACCAGCTGGTTGATCATTAGGTTCAAGTAACCAAGTGTTCACATATTCATGTATCTTTAAATTACTTACAGTACAGTCACCCTGTGTAGTACCAGAGAAAGGATATATAATTACTATTGTATTTTCATCTGGAACAGAACTTACCACATATTGACCATCTAATAAATCACCACTGGTAAAATCAATAGCTACTCTTTTATCTGGAAGCAAACCATGATTGACAATAGTTATTGATACATTCGGTCCATCTTGTTGATATCGTCCTTCGAAACTAAATTGATCATTACCCTCATCATGTTTCATAGACCATAGAGCTGCATAGATATGTTTACACCAACGAGTCTGATAATATAAAAGACCTGAGAGAGAAGAATCTGGATCATCATCATATTCAGGTACCTGATAGAAATTACCTGTAGGTGCATATCCAAAATCATTAAACACTCCAGGATTATCTCTAGAATCAATTACATTACCTTCTCTATCTTGTCTTGTTCCGGGAATTGTACTTTCAATGCCTGTAGTAGGAAATCTTTCATCAGTTGTATCTTTGTATAAATTATATTTTCTACGACGCATAAAGTCTGGACAATTACATTGATATCTTATTTCTGTAGTAAGAAATCTATCTTGTCCTGCAAGAAAACCTCTATGTGCAGGGGTTACTGTCTTAGGTTTATTATTTACAAGTTGTACACCATAACTTTCATCACGTTTAAATAGTATTTCATCAGTAGATAGATCAACTCCGGTAACTGTATTACCTACATAATTATTAAAATCAAATCCTTTTATTCTTCTTTGAACCTTTACGTTACCACTTGCTGTGGCACTAACAATAGATTCAGCTGTAAATTCAGTTGTACTTGTGACTATTACTTTATATAAACCAGTTTTTGTATTGCCAGATGTAACCTTCAAGAAAACTTGATTATCTGTAGATAATCCATGAGGAGAACTACAAGTCACTGTTACTGTGTTACCTGATTGAGAATAGGTAGAGTTAACTCCTGAATCACGTTCTACTACACGATCAACAAGTCTTTCACCAGCTAACAATGTAACTGGTGTTGGCATACTTCTTATCTTCACTCTCTGTTCTGTCCATCTGGTATCAGCAAATCCTTCTGCAGTATCAGAAAATTCTTGTCTTACATTTACAGTTCCAGCTGTTGTTACTGACGCTGAACTTGTACAGGTAAAAGTATCATCAGTTGTAGAAGTTATAACTAATGTTTCATCGACTGCAGTTCCAGATGTGTAGTCAAGGAATGCATTTTCTCCTACACGTAATCCATGATTGACTAAAGTTACAACAACAGTGGTACCAGATTTGTTATAAGTTCCTGCAGTTGCTGCAGTGACATATCTAACAGAATCAATGGGTAGACCAAGATCATAAAGATTAAGACTATTGGCATCACGAATACCAACTGTATGTTCTCCTTCTTCATTACCAGCACTGGGAAAAGTAAATATTCTTACAGGTACAAAAAGACCTGGGAAATATTGGAATGTAAAGAACATTCTAAAGTCTCCCCTGGTGTTTCTGCCTGTAGCAGATGATCCTAAATATTGTTGAGTTATAACATAAAGTTCATATCCACGTCTCCATCTACACCATGTACTATCAAAATCATAGAATCTTATTTCACTATAATCATCTTCTCTGCCTATAGGAACAAACTGATATGGTATTTCAGTGTAGTCACCTTGATTTGGTTTTTCTCTTTTTAGTACTGCATCTGAAAAACCTTTAAAAGAATTATCGAAAGAAGTACCAAAACTAGATCTTCTTCTTGGCATTCGATTTAATAATATCCACCCTGTATGTTTACATAGAATCCATTTGTTAATGAACCTGTACCACTTATTCCTACATGTAAAGCTGATCCACGAGGTAACATTAATCCTCTTAATTTAGGTGCAAAACTTGTATTAGTTCCTCCAAAGTTAGTGCCGGAATGAGCTACAGGTGAATTTATGAATGGAAGTATTAATTTTTCACTTAAACTGAAATTCTGATCTGCAGGAACAGATTCAACACTAGCAGTGAATAAAGGTAAGAATTGTGTAGTCCCTGTCACTGTAGTTACCTGAGTTAAATAAAATACAAAATCAACAGGCTTCTGAATATTTACATTACTAGAAGTTATAGTTCCTGAAGCAGAACTATTTGCAGTAAAAGTATTCGTGCCGGTTACAGCTGTTACTGTTACTTCCTCAGTAGGTGCTCCACCACTCTGTACATCAAAAAATAACTTCTGTCCTACTTTAAAATTATGGTTGGCTAGAGTGATAGTTAAAACTGCTGCAGCTCTTGTATATGTGGCTGCAGTTGCTGTTACAGAATCAATAACTCTACTAACATCCTTTGTATATCTCAAATATATTTCATCAATATATGCACCACTGATCTGAGTATCTGTTAATGCTTGGTCAACATCAAATACTTTAGTTACATTACCAATTGATGTAGGTAACAAACTGGTAGAAAATAATTGTCCTGTTTGCGTTCTTACAAGAGTACTATTAGATGCTGGTCTATCCAACATCATTGGTTGTTTATTTGTTGAGGTAGATGCCAATTTACTGTCCTTCTTTTAAGTTTATTTTAGCGTGAGTACTATTTGTCCTCTTTTTTCTTTTTAGCTTCTCTAGCTTTATCTAGAGCTTCTTTACGCTTTTCCTTATCAGACATCTCTTCACCATCTTCTTTCTTCTTATTTTTGTTTTTAAAATATTCAAGAAGCTGTGGAGGCATCTTTCCTTTTTTGTCAGCCATAATAATTAAGTAAGTGCTATCTAAGTTCTGTAGCAAACATGAGTCTGGTTCCAACTGCTACATCAGCTGGTCCAGGAAGTGCTTGTATAAACTCAGCACCCTCACGATTAAATCGATATCTAGCTTGTTCAGGATTACGATAATTAGGTACGTAAAGATGTTGAGCTAAACGATCCGTCTCATATAAGTATATACCAGTCCATGTTTTGAGAGTGTCAGTATAATCAGTGGTACTGATAGTTCTATCCACGTCACCAGCTATGTTTTCACGTCTTCCAGCAGGTGTAATATTATTATTTAAAATTCCTGTCATATCCGTTCTTTTCTCTGCTTCATCACATCTTCCCACCTGTTCGATTATTTTACTGACCCAGAAAGAATCCTGAACATTATTCAATGCTTCTTCTATTCTAGCTAAATCACCAGCTGGTATAGATGTTTGATTATATCCCAAATGCCATTTACATTTTGATTTAATAAATTCATCAAGTTGCATTATTCAACACGAATAAGATTATCTTTTATTAGTTCATCCCAGTCGATACGCTTAATAGATTTAAGTTGCTCTAACTTAATGAACTTCTCGCCTAACATGGAAGATTGTAAATCTTTTATCTCCCTAGCTGTCTTTAATCCTACACCAGGCAACGCATCAGCAAGTTGTCTAGCACTGGCAGTATTGATGTTTACTCTGGTATCTACAGGAAAGATTTCTTTCTTTGTAGGAGTTGCAGGTTTAACACCTTCTGATGCTAGTTGAGCAGTCAGACGTTCTTCAGTTTTTATTTTTTCTGTGGTCTCTTGTAGTTGAGGGATCAGATCTGATTCATCTACATAATGAACTTCATCCTGTGCATCTGTACACATAACAATTCCATCACCATGAACTGAAACTTTTTCAAGTAATGCACCTGTTGGCTTGTATCTGTAAAGCATAATTTTGCTGTTAATCACTCTGTTCTAATAGAGTAATCTGTACAAACTTTCGCAATAAAAAAGCCGAGCAATGCCCGGCTCCTTTATAAATACATCAAGTATTATGCGTCACCACCACCTAGCTGAGATGCAAAGTCTACTAGACCTTGAACATCATTCCAGCCTACTGGATCAGATGGACGAATGTAATTAACTCTACATAGGATGTATGCAGCTTTACTTTCATCAGAAGCAGTATCAGAGATGAATACTCCGTCTCCGTTAACTGTAGTACTAGTAACACCATCGACGTTATAAACCTTAAAGGTTGTGTCGGCAGTTACTTTATACATCATGGAATTTTCTGCGTTAGCTGCAGTAATACCACCTGTAGTTACAACTGTCCAGAATGGAATAATTCCATCAACTGTTCCGTCTGTTGAAGTCATTCCTGTTCCTTGAGCAATACCGGAAGCTCCGATATCTAGTAAGGAAGATGCAGCAGCTAAACCACTTGGCTGGTTAGCAGGGACACCAAGAGGTGCTCCACTATTATCAGGACCTAGAAGAAGAAATTCTCCGTTAGTACCCTGAAGATCAGTTGTTACTGGAGATGCTGGGAATGTTGGTAATCCACCTGCAGGAATATCCTGAGCGATTGCCAAAGAAGCTTGGTACACATAAGCAGGCTTTGTTGCACTTGCTGGTACCACTAGAGATGTACGATCATCTCTAACACGATCATCAGGACGACGATCTGGAGAAGGAATTGTGATATCGAAGCTCTTGAAGTTGGCTTTTGTTCCTGATTTATTAGAAACTTTAATAAAACCAATTTGCTCGTAGAATTCGAGACCAGGCCATCCATGTACACCCTCCTTGTTATAAGAGGATAGTTTGTTGATCTGATTACCGGGCTGTAATATTGCTCCGGCATTTGATTTATATGTTGCCATAGTTAGTTATCCTCCTTAATCTGAAACTGTGAATGCGACTGTGATGAAGTCCTTATTCAAGTTTGCAAAGCCAGCATATAGCTGCCAGATCAAAATGATAAATCTACTAAAGTCATCATTGTTGTTAATGAGAACCTGAGCATTAGGACCACCCACACCAACACCAATTGCTTGTGGACCGAAGAATATAGCTGGAGGAGTGTCGTGTGATACGGCACCTGCACCATCATTTATATTCACAGTGATTGACTTGGAAGGCATGTTAGTTGTTTCGAAGAACCTTACACCTTCAAACACGAAGCCTGATGGCATAACTGGTTCACCAGCTACGAATTGAGCTTGTCCAAACTGTCCACCTTGATAGATAGAAGCATTAGGAGCACCCATTCCCATAAGAGGATTAGGCTGACCCATACCTGGATATCTAGCAACTTCTCTGAAGCCTGCATCAGCTCTTAGATCTTTCATGAATGAAGGATCAGCTACACAACGGTAGTAGCCATCTGCAAAAACAGGAACATTACGCTTGCGTAAGCCCTTTACAACTTCTAGAAGGTCTGTTTTGACATTAAATTTATAACGCTCAGAAGCAAATTCTGCAGCGGTATATGTAGTCAAGGTTGTGGAGTTTGTCTTTACCTTGTTATTTGGGTAATAGTATCCACCTTGTGTGTCACTTGACTGACCACGTGATTCAGACTTAAATAGTTCATCAAGGAATACTCTGTCTCTCCATCTTCTGTAGTCATCTAACAATGTTAGAGAACCAATTGATTGATGGAACATGTTGAGGTTACCTGTGTCTAACAGCAAACGCTGTGCAGTCATTAGGGTCTCACGAGCAATCTTGAATGTACTTGGAAGATTAGTATTAGCTGGATCTGCTGGTCCTGTGTACTCACGGAGTGAGACAAGAACCTTGTCTTTTACAATTGATCTGCTGTTTGCAGTACCAATTGTTTGATCCTGTGTACGCTCTCTAGATGTCTTTGTGCCTGGAGCACCGAAGAATCTATATCTATCTAACTGTACAGTCTGACCGGGTTGTTTTGTAAAATCGTGTACTACGACTGGCTCTGTGGCCATTTCCACGATATAAGCTGGATGGGGACGGTATAATTCCGCACCAAGCAGCTTGGGAAAATCGTTATCTATAAACATATTTTAAGTTTCAGTTATTTGCTCTGCTATTTGTAAACAAATATACAGACAAAGCTGTGTTCACTCCTGGAACCAGAGTTCCATTAAGATTAATTATATCAGTACCTTATTTATGCTCATTAATAATATTTTAGATTAAATTGTGCTGAGTTGTTACTGTTAGACTAAGTAGCGAATGTTTTAGTTTAAACACTTAAAGCACTTTCTCCCCAAACCGAGACCTATAGGGAGAGTAAATTACGTCTCTCATATCCACCATTAAAGGGACTGGTGGAAATATTAATATCGCTCTACCCTTGAGCCCTATTAAATTTTTAACGTCCTAATGACAACTCTTTCAAGAAAAGAACAATTAGGCATCCTTACAGGATGGCCTGAGTTCTGCAAGTGGGTTACAGACACAAACAACCGCATCTATGTAGGTTGGTTTGGTGTTCTAATGATTCCTTGCTTATTAACAGCAGCAGCATGTTTTATAATTGCATTCATTGCTGCACCACCTGTCGATATTGACGGTATTCGTGAACCAGTAGCTGGTTCTTTCTTATATGGAAACAACATCATCTCAGGAGCAGTCGTTCCAAGTTCAAACGCAATTGGACTCCACTTCTACCCAGTCTGGGAAGCAGCCACTATGGATGAGTGGTTGTACAACGGAGGACCCTACCAACTCGTTATATTTCACTTCCTTATCGGTATCTCAGCTTACATGGGACGACAATGGGAACTTAGTTATAGATTAGGAATGCGTCCTTGGATCTGTGTAGCTTATTCAGCTCCAGTATCTGCAGCTTTCGCAGTATTCCTTGTTTATCCATTTGGTCAGGGATCTTTCTCAGACGGAATGCCACTAGGTATCTCTGGTACATTTAACT